TGCCCTATGCCGATAAAAACAACGGCTTGTTTGAGGTCAAAGAATGCTTCAACGAGAAAACCCGCTGGAGCGGCACCCAGACCTTGATCACCCCCAAAGGGCGTGAAGTATTCCGGCTGCTCTGCCTGAAAGCGGCCTGCTGACCAGTAAGAACCCTGTTCGGAAACGGACAGGGTTTTCTTATACCCTTTTGCAAAGGAGGAGATTCCACCCCCGTGACCACAACCGCAAAAATTGAAGAGCTCCAAAAGTCCGTCATCAACGCCATCAACAACAGCTGCCTGCACCCCGCTGTGGTGCGGCTGGTGCTGCTGAACGTGATCTCGATGGTGGAAGCCAGCGAGAGAGAGATAAACAAAAAGGAGGATGAAGCCACAAGATGACAACACATACCATTGCCCTTGCCCGTCACACTGCGCAGGTGGTTGGCCTGATGGGCGTGCTGGTGCTGGGGACCTGGGACAGTTACGGCACGGAACAGCTGCTGCTGCTGCGCCACGGCCCGGAGTGGGAGGGCCTTGCGATCGATGCCACGTTCCATAACGTCCCCAACGATGAGGGCGTAACGGTATTGGCGGACACGGACGGCCTTGTGCCCGTCCCGCCGGAAGCCTGTATGCGAGCATCCAAGTACGCAACCATCACGATCCGGGGCGTGCAGGACGGTGTGCAGCGCATCAGCTGCAATCTACCCTACATGGTGCTGGATCACGCGCAGGTGCCCGGTGCCAACAGCACCGCCACTCCCAGCGAAAATGCCCAGGCCCTTGCCCAGATGCAGGACTTGCGGGACGGCGCTGTAGACGCCAAAAAAACAGGCCGAAGCTGCCCGCGATGATGCCGCCCGCAGTGCCGTTGCAGCCAAGGAATCCGAAACCAACGCAGGCCAGTCCGCCACTGCCGCCAAAACGGCACAGAGTGCAGCAGAGACGGCAAAAGCCGGTGCGGAAACGGCACAAAAGGCCGCTGCATCCAGCGCCAGCAGTGCAAGTACATCCGCAAGCACTGCGACGACACAGGCAGCGGCGGCAAACATCGAAACTCCGAAAACAGAGGAAGAAAAAATGCCGAATTAAGGCGCTGAGGAGAAAAACGAATGAAACAGGGAACGCAATTTGCGCTGCCGGTTGAAATCGGCATGAGCCTGGACGAGGTAAGCCGGATCGAATTTGTGTTCAAACAGAAGAGCTGCAAAGGCTTCCCGGCCATTAAAACCAACGTCTGGCCCGACGACTGCACCCGGCAGGAAGGACAGAACATCATCCTTATCCCCTGGACGCGGGCGGAGACATACAAATTCATGGGCGGCGAAGCATTGTACATGGACACCCGCATCACGTTGCGGGACAGCACCGACCAGCCGCAGACTGAGATTCTGGCGCTCAAAATGAGCCCGACCTTATTCCAGGAGGCGGATGGCTCATGATCCAGGTGCGAGTGGCCCAACAGAGCGCCGTATCGGTGCGCATTGCCGGAGCGGCACCCGTGCGGGTGGACGTGACCGGCACCGCAGTGGTTAGTGCGCCGGAGTATAGCGGACCATATGACATCACGCCGTTGTTTACGGCGCAGGTTTTGC